CAAAATGCAGACGGTGACATTGAAACATTCAAAGAAGCAATGACACCAGAAGAATTTGATAAAAAAGTTTTATCAGAATATAACGAATATAAAAAGAATGTCCTTAAAGGACTTAAAGGAGATTAATTATGGGACTAGGATTAGGAAAATTATTTTCAGGTGGGGCCGGAGAACTAGTAGAATCAGTTGGTGGTGTACTTGATAATCTAACAACCAGTAAAGAAGAAAAGCTAGAAGCAAAAAGAAAAATGAAACAGCTTATAGCAGATTATGAAACTAAAATGGAACAGAATATAACTGATCGCTGGAAGGCAGACATGAATTCTGATTCATGGTTATCAAAAAATATAAGACCATTAGTGTTAGCATTTTTAGTAGTATGTACAGTGTTAATGATTTTTATTGATGCAGGTTCAATAAAATTTGTAGTAGAAGAAAAATGGACAGATTTATTACAATTAGTTCTTATTACAGTTATTGGTGCTTATTTTGGTGGTCGTTCATTTGAAAAACGTTCAAAAAAATAATCCTATTTTCATTTGGTTTTCTGAAAAAAATTTCTTATATTTAAGTAAACTATGGCGGTAAAGAAAACATTAAAGGAAATCATACGTGATGAATATAAAAGATGTGTACAAGATCCAGTACATTTCATGAGAAAATACTGTATTATTCAACATCCAACTCAAGGAAAAATTTACTTTAATCTATACCCATTTCAAGAAGAATCTTTAACTCAAATATCACAAAACAGATATAATATTATTCTTAAGTCTAGACAGTTAGGTATTTCAACTTTAACAGCTGGATATGCATTATGGAGAATGTTATTTAAATCAGACTTCAATGTTTTAGTAATTGCAACTAAACAAGATGTAGCAAAAAATCTTGTTACCAAAGTACGTGTAATGCACGAAAATTTACCTAAATGGTTAAAAGGTTCTGTTGCAGAAGATAATAAACTTTCATTAAGATTAAACAATGGTTCGCAGATCAAAGCCATATCATCAAAAGGTGATGCTGGTAGATCGGAAGCCTTATCGTTATTGATATTTGATGAGGCCGCATTTATTGATAAGATTGATGATATATGGACAGCAGCTCAGCAAACATTAGCAACTGGTGGTGATTGTATAGCATTGTCAACTCCAAATGGTGTTGGTAATTGGTTTCATAAACAATGGGTAGAAGCAACCGCAGGAGGCGAGTTTAA